TCGGGGATAATACCCGAGCCGCCACCACCCCCGTCCCCATCGCCAGTACCCCCGGACTCAGTTGTTCCTGTAGGTTCAGGCAACACCGGCGGCACGGTAGGGCCAATTATGGCATCTGGGGTGACTGCTGACCCAATGTATTTCTCGTATGCAGTTTGGTCAAATTCAGACCGAACAATGCAACCGGGCTGTCGAACAGCCGAGGGCAGAACTTGAGCGTTCATTTCTACCCAGCAATCCGCAGCGTGTTCGGTGTCCTCTCGGGATATGCGCTCAAGAACAGCCTCATCCCCACGTTGCACCCACAGTATCAGTCCAGAGCCTACTGCTCCAACCTGTGCGGATATAGCATGGACGTGGCCACCTACATCATGTTTTGACCAAGAGTATTTGCCCTCGCCAAGAATCTGAAAACAGAATAGTCTCCCAGAGTCCGACAACGCCCAGATAGTATCAAAATATTCCTCTACAACCGCTACCTGGATAAACTTCTCCCCATCCAAAAGGCTCTCGTCTACAGGCTCCTCGGTATTGGTAGTCCATGCGTTATTCTGCCAATTAAAAAAGGATAAATGAATCGCTCGCCCACTGGTAGCAATATGCACCAGCAGATTGCCTTTGGGGGCGAACCGGGCATCCGCAACAGGCACATTACTCTGCTGCCGTATCTGGATGTCCGAAGGAGTTATGATCGGCCCCTCGGACGTTGCGATACGGAAGCCATCCTCTGACACCAACAGCAACCCGTCTCGGGATGTCATAGACAAAATGTTAGCTGCACTACCATCAACTCGGAACTCGACCGCATCACTGTCGTTCACCCCGAAAGTGAAGTCCTTGTACCCACCCCCTACATTTTTACTACGGGAACCCCAGAAAAAACCTGGATATGAGGGGTTCCCGCCCAACCATAACCTCCCATCATGTACCGCAGCACACGCTGGGTATTTTCCGTTAACGGTATCGTAAATTTTATCGGTCTGGGTGTTAATGTTGAAAACAACATACGTCCAAACTCCATCCACCCGATAAATCCTTATAGGAGGCATACCACGATTAGTAACTAAGATGTCATCTGGTGCGGTAATGGGGGTAAACTGGACGTTGTTACCCTCAATCTGGGACAAGTCAACATAGTCAAAGCGGATAGTAGCTCCGGTCTCGTCATCCCGGATCAGTATGTACGGGTCACGCAGGGAAATGGTAAATCTAGCCCCTACAATGCCCCCGGAGTATTGATTAACTCCAATGCCCGCGGGATGAAACCCGTACCCTGTAAGATATTTTGACCCTTGCCGGATACGCGCAGTGCCGTCCAGCATGGGCAAAATATTAAGCGCGTCACGCCATGAGGAGCGGGTAGCCTCGGAACCGAGCGCGTGGGAGATAGCGCTTCCGCCCTGCCCTCGGGAAAAATTTACAAATCCGACTGTGTTACCCATCAGAAACGCCTGAAACCTCTGCCCAAACCTTTACGTTGAGCAGTATAGTACCCGAAAACCGAGGATCGGTCACGTAGGGTAGAGCTAGTCGATTCTGGGGTAGAGTACCCGTGCTGCTGAGATGAGTCTACGAACATAAACTCACCTTTCAGCCAGTTGGCCAGCTCATCTGTAGTGGCCTGTCCTTGAGCATTCACCGTGAGAGACATTATAAGCCTACCGACCAGCGCCCAGAGGAGGTGCATCTCAGCCATTTTCGGTATGCCACATACCAGTGTTGGGGTGTATTCTACTATTACCGTGTCCACGCATGCCACGACGCCATCAGAGGTTACCCGGTAATCGTATATCTTGCAGCAGTTTTCATCTTTAACAGAGATAATATATTGAGCGTCGGGGGGAAGCACGTGCAAATATGTCTCTGTGTCCTCTACATCAATGTTAACCGCCACAGACTCAAATGTTTTCCGCCATTGGTACCACTGGTGCGAGTCCAACATCTCTTGCATAACGGAGTCGAATAGCCCCTCTGACATCGCAGAGTCAAAAGGCGCATCAGTAACCATTTCCCAGGCTTCTTGGCTGACCCGCGCTTTTACATTTGCTAACGTATCCACTATCCGCCACCGCCAGTTTGCAAGAATATCCTTGCAGTTAGGGTCGTTTCACAGCCCTCAAACTCAGTTATGGTGATCTCATACTCAACGTCAATATAAGAAGGAGGGGCTACTACATCAACCACCAGGTCAAAGGTGGTAGGCCCGGTCTTAACTACTGCTGCTGGCACTGGGGGGTTATGGTCACTATGGCTAAAATCATAAATTGTAATCATAGTTGCAGTTAAATCAGCCCCAGGATTAAAGCCTGTCACAACTATGCTTTCGATATGCTGGTACGGGGGGCCATCAATTACGAAGTCATCTACTAAAATATCCTCCGCTGCTAAGGTACAAGGAGGGAGGGGCACCTCGGTGTCCGGTATGCCACAACAGACTCCACAAGTGTACTTTCCAACCAGGTATTGCGTCTGAAAACACTCTTGAGCGGGTTCCTGCATCTCGTCATTACCCGCCACATTCTCCAGCATAGCCTTGAACAGGCTTCGGGTCTTGCCGTAGTGCGCGATGGATTTGTTAATGGTCAAAGCTCGTATCTGAGCTAAGTACAATGAAGTCAGCCTACCAAGTTTTTCGGAAGGCTCAAAATCTACAATGCTTGAAGGCAGCACCATGTACCCAAGGATAATATCATCCTCTGGGGTGCGTAACCGGCAGTCAATTACCCGGTACGCCGCTTTTCTGCAATTTTTATCATAGACACGGAGCGCGCGGTCGTAGTCATTGGGGATCGGGTAAATATACTCTACTGGGCAAACGCCTTCCGTTACGCCCAAAGTTTCATCATCCGCACGGAGTCGAACGTACCTACGTAGCTCGGTCCATGACTTGAGCGAGGCTACTGAATCTAACGCGCCTTGGTATCGGGTAAGCTCATCAGCGTACTCCGGGTCAGTTTCAGATATGGCGCAGTCACCTGTCTCAAACCGGGCGAGGTTAATAACTTGAATCGGAAGCATCTTCGTCCTTCTCTATCGAGTCGGCGCAGTGGTCACCTGGTCGGGGATCTATGAAATCCAGAATCTTACAGATAAATCTGCACAAACGGCATCTGCGCTTGGCTTTAGTCTTGCCTAACGCACTGGAGATCGTTTCATCTGGATCACCAAACCTATCTGATTTGAATACGAAATTAAAGGCTGGGCCTAACAGAGTATTTATGAACTGGTCAACCGAAATTAGGACTTTCCAAATGTACATCACACCCCCCGGTATATTTTATCTCCAACTACCCGTGGTAAATTAAAACTATACCAATCGTAGTTACCCACTAAAAAAGCTCCGGCGGAACGATACCCATGCAGTTTTTAGCGCCATGATGTTATCTTTTGTGATTACATATTCTGTGCCGTTTGCAAATTTGAAATTAGTCTCGGCAAAGTTGGCGGGATCAGCTATGTAGTCAACAAATACCGCAGTTAGGCCGTTCTGATCGGATTCCATCGCGGACAACATAACACCATCGTGCTCTACCCCCACTAGCTTTGGATCAACTGGAGGCTGATACACCCGCCATTCCCCATCGACTTGCTCAACCAGATCAAAATAATCACATTGTAGCGCCTGGCCAGCGGGCGGATGGATAGACTTCCGGCCTTCTGAGGTGATGTAATACTCTCGACTGGTGTCAGTTAAGTTCACCACTTTCGAGGTCTCTGGGTCATACACCCAAGCTCGTGCTGTCGGGTCGAGGTCATCCACCGAAACCCCTACCGTGCTGCCCGGCTGCTGTAACTCTAGCATGTCCTTCCCGGATAGGTCTAACCTCGCGCCAGTACTGGCTTCAAAATATAATTTAGGATCAAAATACTGTTTTGTCATTTTACCCTCTCCAGAGTTGCGTAATGCCCACCACCGGCAGCGCTGCTGTCGCTGTATTTAGCCAAGGTCAACGGATTCCCCGCGCCGTATATTACGTTGGGGTCGGCCGAAGCGTGACCTAGGCGGAACACTGGAACTATCCGCCTCTCGTCGATGTAATCGTCCAAGATCATACTCCACCGCAAGTCAACAAGTTGTGTGCTGGACAGACCTGCGTCTACAATGTCTACTCGGTGTAGGGGGGTAATGGCGAACGGCGGCGAGAAAGTGCTTATGTCATAGGTTAAATAGCCGGTTTCCACAATCCATGACCCTGGCTGCAAGGACACCGGCAGCAAAATCGTCCCTCGGGCGTCATACCGAACTGTATACTGCTGAGTTGGTGAGCTATTCGAGCCGTCGTCCAACCTTGCGGTAAGCTCAGAAAATGGAACCCATCCTGACGAACCATCAAACACTGATCGAGCCGCTATATCCTTAGTGTCACCTGTGAAGAAATCTACAGAACCATCAAAAAGAATAGAGTTGTAAGAACTAGAAGTGCTCTCTACCAGAGCGTACTTCACCGCAGCAGGGTGTACGGGTTTCCACAGAGAGGTTCCGCCTGCGACAGGATCAGAGCCGGAGGTTCCGGGGTTAACCAGAGTGCGCTCGTAATACAAGTCCTGGTACAATACTATCTGCGTAGCGTTATACACCGTACCAGCATCGTACAAGGGGATCGCTGGCTCGGGGGCTGTTGTGCCGCCGCCACCGCCACCGCTACCATCCACTTCTAGAAACTTGAGCCGGTCGTTTACATTCTTGGTTTTACCAAGAGAATCATTTACGTTTGGGTCTGCCATTTGTATATCTTACACGTATAAAAAAGGCCGGTCAAGACCGGCCAAGGGAGGGTGCCTAAGGTAGGCTGAGGTAGGCTGAGGTAAATCTTACGCCAGGTCGAAGTCAATGGTGATAACCTTGTCATCTTCCAGACGTACCGCGTCATGCGCCCATTGAGCGTAAACCTGCATCGCATGAGACTTATCATAGCGCGTGCCAGGCTCAATCTTTAGGTCATAGGGCATTTGCATACCAACTGCATCCGCAGTGTACGCAATAGCGGTATTAACTGTACCAGCTACCGGGATTTCTTCCGTGATAATCCAGTTAAAGCCTACCCACTTTTCCAGAACCGGCTGGCTCTGCAACTTCAAGAGTTGGCTCTGCATAGTGTAGTCAGAACTTGTTAACTGCACAAAGTTCAGCAAGTACCGGTGTAAATCGGCGTTAATCAGAATAAACTTCGGCGTAGACCGACGAATTTTATTCTTTTCAAACATAGTAAACGCTTCAGTAAACCGACCGAACTGCACCGGCCCCTCGGGGGAACCATTATCCACAGTAGCGTCGATATTCTGGCTAGCAGGAAGCGCAGTAGTTGTTCCGTCCGCAGCCGCAGCGTTGCCGATCAAAGCGTTAACAATGGCCTGATCCTGAGTCTCTTGGTGAGGTGTTCCGATCAATTCAACGTATTCGCTTTGGGGGTTGGACAATACAGTATAGTCCTTGTCCTCTTGTTCCCAGACAACAGCAGTATGGTAATCAACCGGAGCGGTAACTCGATCACTGATAGGTACTTCCTGGTACGGAGTATCAACCAAACGACCAGTTTTCACTTCCGCGCCAATCGCACCCTTGCGAGTCCAGCGATTGTCTTTAGAACCCATACGAACTACATGCGGGCTTAAAGTGTTGACCAGCGCCGCTTCATTATTACGGCTCAGGTTAATGATATTACGCTCAAAGGTTTTCAGATTCGCAGAAACCGAATCGACTTGAGCCGTGGAATTACTTGGTGGTACAGCTAGAACCATAACAAATTTCTCCCAAAATTAAACTTAAAATTTCCTGTGAGAAACTTTAAGCCTCACATTGGAGCCATTTATGCACCGAGCAAAAGTCAGAGTCAAATGCTGGCATACCCCCCGTGCCTAAAGGCGGGGGAGCGTCAACCAGCGCTGGTAGCAATGCCCACCAAATTGACGTACTCCTTACGAGCGTTCTCATCTCCTCGGTGGTAGGGGTGCTGGGGGTTATTGTCGATTTCGTCCAATCTACGTTTAGCCAAGGACGGGGTAATAACCGGTTCACCACCTCGGTGTGCTCCGTTCGCAGCAGCACTTGGCTCAACACCTAACTTGTCCAGGATCGTAGCAAACCCACGGTAAGTTTCCGCGTCAAGGTTAGAGACATCTTTCTCCGGCCATACTTCCTTAATGAAGGACGCCACTTGTGCGGTTTTTGCCTCAGTGGAAACCCCCCAGTCTTTTTGCAACTCGTGTACCACGTCCTCTTGAGTTGGCTGTTGCGCCATCTGGTCTTTAAGGTGGCTAAAAACTTTGGTGAGAAACGTATCGTACTGATCCTTGGTGAGATTGGCATCATGCGCAGCCTGTTTCAAGAAATCGGAATTATCCTCTACATATACCCCCTCTAACCCCTCTACGTTCTCGATAGCATACTGCTCGGCCTCTTGGGGCTTGCCTAAAGCTTGGAACACCTCGTCCAAGTTGTCAGTGCTGGGTTTGGGGATAATCCCATCCACTTTTTCGAGTATTGACTTCCGAAATTGGGCTTTGTCTTCGTCACTGGCATCCTCCGATGGGGGGATTATCGCCACGTCCTTAACCGCAAGCGCGTCAACCGCACCAGCAATAAAGTCCTCTTGGGTCTGGTACTTCGCCTGGTACTGTTCAGGCAGTAGTGAGCGCCAGTCATCCCCACCCGGATCTGGATTTGGGTTCTGATCTGGATTTGGGTTCTGATCTGGATTTGGGTTCTGATCTGGATTTGGGTTCTGATCTGGATTTGGGTTCTGATCTGGATTTGGGTTCTGATCTGGATTTGGGTTCTGATCTGACATTTACTCCTCCCGTAATATTTTCAAAAGCTCGTAGGCTATACTCGCCCGGCCTTCTTGTCTGATGGTTACGTCCTTCCCGGTTATCGGGTCTGGATCGCGTGACTCAAAGATTTCGCATATCAACCACTCCTGGAGCTTGGGGCACAAACGTAATTCTGGGGCGATCTCACTGTCCAGAGGCTTCCGTACATTGCCAGAAACTACATCAATAGCTGATAGTTGTAACATGACTGGAGTATATTATGGGGCCGAGGTAAAAGTCAACTAACCCCTTTGGGCATCGGAGAGGGCTTTGACCCCTTGACCTACGTCTTTAATGGCCCCGGCCTGCGCGGTCAACGCAGCAGCTTGGTTGGCGGCCTCCTTCTCCTGTCGTATCTCCTCGTCCGCGATGTCTTTGTCTTTGACCAGCTTTGACGGTGCGTTCAGCTTCTGCTGGGCGTACCGGATAAGGAAATCAGTATCTATCCGCATTGGAATCTCTGTGTCGAACGCAGCGGCCACTTGCATTAGGCCGATGAACTCCTGAACAATTCGTACATCACTCTGCATCTTCGCAAGCGCGAGCGTGCCATTAAACCTAAGCTCAATCTCTGGGTTCGCCTCATCCAACTGAGCAGGCTTTTCTGGTAACAGACCTTCCCTTGCTGCGATGGAATACGCTCTCCAGAATATGCCAGTAGTTACAGTTTTGTCGTAACTAGAAGATACCGGGCCAAGAATACGATTCATGAGATCAATGGAAACATTAACCTCTGTAGCAGTCATGCGTGAACTTTCTTTAATCTGTAGCCTGTCCATGTGGAATATCTTCTCCACCCGCTCGATCAAAAACGCATACAGGTCTTTGCTAACCGCGTAATTGCCCAAGTCAAGAGTGGTCAGGGAGTCTTTGCTTTTTACCGTTGTAGCTCCACCGGCTCTCAGGTCTGCATCCCCGTAAATCTCGTTACGAGCTTTGAGTATGGAGGGGTTAATGGACTTCTCAGCAGCTTCCAGCATGAGCGCCCCAGCCTGGTTAAGAGTGAGGACTGTATTCAGGGAAAGAACACCAGGACTGACTCCATACTTGCTACCAGCCAAACGCTGATATACGCCCATGTACACTGGCGCCTCGTTGTACCCATCAGCAGGAATCACCAACTTGCGCCTGCCGTGTGTAAGGAACCGGTATTCCTCAACATATTTACGGAGAGGGCCAGCAACTGTCCCTTTAACTTTAGCAGGATCAGGGTTTAGATACACCCCATGCACAATCTGGATTTCCTCATCCTCTGAGATCAGTTCAATCCCGGATAGTACCTCTTTTGCTTCATCGGTCAGGTCTTTGTCTTTAAAATACGCGTCAAAGGACGCCCGCTTAAACTTCATCAGCGTGTAGAACTCGATAACGTTACCACTCTGATCGAGTTCAAAGTAATACTCACCAGGAGCAGGCACCCTGAACAGAAACTGAGTATCCTCCCGCTTTCCTTCTTGCAAAAACCATATAGGAGCGACCGCAAAGGACACCATGTCCTCAATCTGGGCCTGAGTCTCTACATAGTAATTGGAGTCATTAAGCCTGCTCCACACAATCTCAGTAACTTCTTGCGCCCATGCGGCCACCTCGGGGTCATCACCCAGGTCGCCCTTAACTGACATCGTGGCGACACTGACATGCTGGGGTAAGCTGTTAGTGTGGATATGACCTGCGAGTGTGGTGTTAGCAATGCTGGAGGTGTCATCGAATCGAAATCTGTTATCCCATGCCGGGCCTTGAACCCCGTCCACGTTGACCCTGGCGTCGCCAAAGGTCGCCCTCCCTGGTGCAGTGAACTCAGAAATCAGTTCCGCAACTCGTTCGAAGGAGTGGGCTTCTGGGGAGTTTTTTAACTCCTCGTACCGCGTGATTACGTTGACCATTTATCGGACGTGCCTATACTTAGTTATCACCCCACCAGCAGGGGCGCCAGAGATTAACCCAACCAAGGGTATCACATCGTCCCACGCGAGCGCAAGCTGTTGAAAAGCATCAGACGGGTGGCTCGCCCAGTCATGTACGGGCGTATTCGCGTACGCTTCTGCCCCATCGTCCCACTTCCTGCGGTATGAGCGTAAAGCGTCACGTAAATCAGACGTACTGACCTTGTCAAAAAGGCACCGATGGATGAAGTCGTCTGTTATATCAATAGCCGCTTTCTTGCTTGTTTTAGGGACTACCATTGTATCGCAGTTAAACTCGTCGTTAAACATATCCTCAATGGTATTGCCATCGGTTCGCTGCTCGTGCTCGGCGTCATGCGGCAGCACATCCAGCACCACCCGGTATGGCTTAGTTGATACATCCGTCAGCCACGACCTGACAGTGCGGTTTAAACCGCCCACGTAATCTATGATTCTGGGTTCGCCATCTTTGCCAACCTGGGCGAATATAATAGCAGTCCCGTCTTTGCCCAAATCCCACACCCGTACCACCGGCATTACCGGATTCCACGGTACAGTTGTTACCTGCTCCCTCAAACGGATGGCTTCCATGGCTTCCAGGAAATAATACTCAGTCTGCGCGGCCATCGGGTCGCAATAATACTCTGAGAGTATCTTGTCCTCATCCGCGCCGCGTTCTCTCAAGTGAGCAATGTTCTCCAGGGAAAAAATATAGCTGCCATCAAATCTTTTGCCTTCAATCGCACCGTGAGCCTTGCAGTGGGTGAGCGCCGCGCTCTCCTCTTTGGGCTGCTCGGACGTTACCATGTTCGCGTAATGGTGTGGGCTACCAGCCTCCATTTTCTTTTTAACATAGTTCCACATATCCCAAGCGTGGTTGGTCCCCCGGAACGTTTGCACAAACCAGGCAAAGCCATGGTTAGCAATGATCATCGGCTCGAAGTATTCAAATGCTTTCTTAGGGATCAGAGAATACTCCGAGAGCAGCATCCCTTTAGCGTTCATGCCAACGATAGAGTCATAATTCTCTGCTCCGAGCAGGAAGATCATTGAGCCGTTAACCAACTCAATCGTCAACTCCACATTGGATATTTTAGCTATCCCGGCCTTTGGGATGTAATCGAGGAACTTGCGGCCATCGTTATCAATACCCTGCCAGACAACCTTTTTAGCATGTTTCTGGGTAGGCAAAAGGTACACGTACTGCCCTACGTCTATGAACGCTCTGGCCAGAAACCCATTCCACGCGGTTAAATCCTTCCCATGTCTACGCGCCCAAGCCAATGACGCGTACGTAGCCGCGCCGTGCTTAGGCCGCCCATAGATTTCAGGAACCGCCCACTGGAAAAAATCTTTTTGATGCTCGTATGGGGTGAACCCGTAGGGTACGGTAACTACGTCATTGTTCATGGGGTTCTGAGTTCAAAGGTGTTGGCTGAGGGGCGGTAGTGACATCAAACACCCTACCCGGCTGTTCAGCATTAGGCTGTATGCCAATTACAATCGTAGGGGTAGCAGTTCCTTTCTCAAGGCTATCTAATCGGATCAGACTGTCCAAAGCTTTGTTCCTGTCCATTAGCTTGAACTCTGTACGGGACATATCCCCACCAAGCTCAGTTACCTTAATACCGGTTATGCACCTACGCACCTCCTCCGGTATCCTGCTCACCGGCAGCACATGGCCCTCGTCATCGTACATATCCGCAATGTCAAAGCTGGCTGCGGTGGTAAGCTGGGTCACAATGTTAGCCAGGCTTATGTGAGCCATCGCTGCCATCAGCGAACGGTAGTAAGCAATCCGTTCCTTACAGGCTGGCGTGGCGACAAGTTTCCTCGCCTCCGCCTTTGCCTCCACCTCAGATGTTCCCTCTGACCACAACCCCGACTTGGCATATGCCTCCAGTGCGTTCTTCGTCGAGGCGTAGTGTTGTGCAAAATCCTCCAGTCCTGGCGCTGCCATAATCCTGAAATCTTCATCACCAATCAAATCCCTCGCCGCCTCAGCGAGTTCTGATGGAGTCATATCCATTTTAAATTCTCACCTCATCCAATACCACGTGAGGACGTATGCTGCGAGCATAACCAATACTGAAACCGCTCTGCCCCACTTGAAATTGCTTCTCCCCACGGTATTTCACCCCGCTAAAATTTTCCAAAATCGGATAGACTACTGCCCGGCTCAATCTCCCCCCAAATCTCTGGGTAATATATCGCCGTCACCCGCTCCATACGACGTTGCCGCCTTCGCACAAGCTTTGCAGAACGGATAGTGTCCTCGTTCTCATCCAGGAACTCATCCAGTCCTGCTGCGTTCATCCGTCCTGAGACTCTTTGCAACACCTGTGAGCGCAAAGCTAAACCTCCGCACTCAGTTATGTAGGATACTATTGATCTTTCAGCGTTTTCACACCTCTGAGGTGATGCCCCCCTCCCACCGGCCATCTCACACCTCCGAGCCGTGGTACTTGTTGCAGGCGCGCATTGCTGCTACCAGATTTTGATGCAGAGCGCTTAATTTCTCATTCCCTGCGACTTCTGCACCGGTGCTCGGGGTGTACACTGTTCCAGACCAGTACCCTACGCCGTCCTCATCCTTCGCTGAGCGTACTTTAAAGCACAAGCACTCATTGACCAGTATTTGGTTCGCTTCGCGCTCAGAAACGCCGTAGAGACGTACCTCGCGGGTAGAACCGTAGTCTCCCACGATCTCCATTCGGATAGTGTCCCCAGTGTATTTCTTCGCAGATTGTTTCTGTGTTGGTGTTGGCTTTGGCTCTGATTTTACCACTGGCTCAGGTTTAGCTTCCGGCTGATTTTCCGGCTGATTTTCCGGCTGATTTTCCGGTTTAGCCTCCGTCGTTTCGCCCAAGAGGTCATCACCGCCTTTTGCGGGTTTCTTGAGGTTTAAAGTTTTCTTCGTAGTCATAGTCCTGGCTCCCTCTGGGATAGCTGTGATAAAAGTTGAGCGTACTATGGGACGTGCTAAATGTCAACTGTGTATGGACTCTGGTTTTAGAAAGGTTTCATCTAGCTGTGGTTGGCAAAAGTGAGAATTTCCAGAATCTCAAAATTGAGAATTTCTTAGGGATTGGTGGCAAAAGTGAGAATTTCTAGAATCTCAAAATTGCATGAAGTTTGGCCTATATCTCCATACTTCTGCGAACGGGGGGCCCCTACCCCCTCCGTTATGGTAGGAGGATTTAGAACATGGGTAAAAACTATGAGGTAAAATTGCTATCGCAATTTTGATTAGGTTAGTTTTTTATAAGGGTGTTCGCTGCGCTCACTGTTTGCTCTCCCGGGCGGGTTTCAGACAGCAGCGGCTTTGCTCAAGT